AACATCTATTCCCATTACACAATCCGTTACCCGTCCAGATCAGCCTTTAGGTAATACAGGGGTATCGGTAAAATTTGTGGCCAATACTGGTGATTCTGCTGCCGTCGGAGATAAATGGACATTTAATCTTAGAGGTTTTGAATTAAATGAATATATTACAAGCTCAAACTCAACGTCACCGGCAAGAGCAAATGTAAATTCAACTTCAAATGTGGTGATTGCTGGGGGTACTAAAGGAGCCTGTGCAAATGTTGCTGCTGGACGGTTAGCAGCGGGAACCATTAGAGCCCTTGAAATTACAAATCCTGGTTTAGGGTATACTTCAGCTCCAACAATCGATATGAGTAGTTTGGGAGATGGAAACGCCAATCTTACAGCTCAGACTGGAGTTGTTGTATCAAAGGCAGGTTCATTTAAAGATGATAGGGGTCAATTAAGTTCTACTAAAATTGTTCAAGACAGTCTTTATTATCAAGATTATTCGTATGTAATAAGAGCAGAAAATTCTATTGATGATTATAGAAAAACGGTTAGAAAATTATTACATCCTGCGGGGCAACAGCTTTTTGGAGAAATGCAGGTTCCTCGACAATATTTGTATTTAAATCAGGACTCTCCTCATATTATTATTACTGAAGAGGGTGATGATATCATCATGGAAGATGGTACTCAAGGAATTCCATTAGGGCGTGGAGCACAATTAGGATCTGATCACTTTTTAATTACAGAAGAATATACAAACCCAACACACAATGTAAATACATTTAAGGTTCAACCAATAAGTAATACATCAGTTAGTGGTGGTGGAGATGTTACAGTTCAAGGGGGCAATACTACAATAAATGGTATAACAACACTTTCGGGAACAACAACTGTTAGTAGTAGTACAACTTTAAATGGAGTAAAAACTACAACTGACTTTGTTAATGAATTGGAGGTTGGAGATAAAATTTATGTTTCTAGTGACTCGACTAAGTTGGCAAATGTTACTGCGATTACGGACGCCAATACACTTACAACTAATGTTGCTGTGGGAGACGGCTCTTCTCAGTCCATTTATTTAAGAACTAGTTTTAGTAGTGATTTTTCTGCTAATGATATGATTACTTTTGATGATGAACAAGCATTTAATGTTTCTGATGGAGAATTAAGATTAGATGCAAATATAACAGGAACAACTACAGCATCTTCATCAAATTTAATTATTTCTATGCAAGTTACTAATGCAACTGCCAATTTTTCAGCTGGCAAATCCATTTCACAAGCATATGATAAATTTTCATTTGAATTGATTAGTACATCGAATGTCAGAACATTATTAGACTTCACAGGTACCCGAGGATTTATTGAGGGGGAAACGGTTTATCAAGGTGATTCATTGGCTGATTCTACAGCCAATGCTTCAATTGAATTTTATTCTGATAGTAATAATTTATTATTAGAAGAGTCATCGGGCGGCGATCCAGTACACTTGGAATTGGAAGGTTATGTGTCGGGTGATATATTACAAATCAGTTCAACAGCAATCGCTCTTGCCGATTATAATGTCACATCAAACAGTTCTATGACCATTTATGGAGAATTTGCGCGATCATTCACAGATAGCACAAATGTCGTAGGAGAGGATAGTGGCGCAACGCTTTCTCTTTTGAGCCATAGAAATATTGATTTAGAAATAGATACATTTTTTCTGGATGATTCACGATTTACTATAGAAACAGGTGGTTTGTTATTAGAAGATAGTAATACAACAATATCAAATTATTTGGTTAATGAAGCAAATAGTGCTTCAGGTAATATAGTTTCATATGATTCAAACGCTCAAACAGTATTGATACATTCTGGTACGGGAACATTTCTTGCCGGAAATACTGTTACTGAAAATGGTACAAGTTATACCGCAAATACTTATTCAGCAACACCTAATGGTATTATAGGAGTGACAACAAAATTTGATGAAGAAGTTGAAGTGGGTGATATAATATCACTTTCATCAGATACTAGCGCAATAGCAGAAGTAATTTCAATTAGTAATAGCACTTTAATGGTGGTTAATGCTAATTCTATGGGAGATGGTACAGCAAGCACTATTGATATAGATAGTGAGCCCTTATATTTTATTCTCGAAAGTACTATAAGAGGCAATACATCTGCTAATGGTGTTAATGATGGAGTAAAAACTGTTACTGCGATAGGATCAACATTTGATGAAGACTTAACTGCTGGTGATATAATTTCACTTTCTAGTAATACATCATTACATGCAAATGTTACAGCTGTTACAAATAATACTACATTTACTACAAACGTTGCTCTTGGTACAGGACCCGTTGTTGGTGCCAATCAAACTTTTGTAAGAATAAAAGAACATAGATTAGATTTGGAATCTAGTAATACTACTCTTACATTAAATAGAAAATTCTCAATGGCAAATATATTTTTAAATGTTATTGATACTGATGTAGATGCGGGTAGATTCCAATTAGAAACGACAAGTGAAACAGAATATATGCTTTTTGAAGAATTTACAATATTAAATAATCAGGTAGGTAAAAAGAAAACATCCGTATAAAAGATTATAAATATCTGTATAATCTTTATATAGCAGAAGGAATTAATGGCAAAAGTTATTTCGGGAAATTTTAGAATACACAATGCAGAGCAATTTGTAGAAGCTTTAAGTGAAACATCTGCTACAAATTTGTATATGTTTATTGGAGGTCCTGTTGTATGGCCAGATGAAGCTTCTCCGCCGACTCCTTCTGATTCTGTGGCTAATACATCATATGCACATTGGCGAGATATGATTTCCGCCAAAAAGTTAGATGGTAGTGATGTATCACAGGTTGTTAAAAGATATAATTGGACAACAAACACAGCTTATACTGCATATACTGATACTAATGCTGATTTACATTCAAATACTTTTTATGTTGTTACAACAAGTGATCATGTATATAAATGTGTACAAAATATATAAATAATGGTAATTTAACAGCCCAACCAACAGGCACTAATACAAAAATTATTGAAACTGTTGATGGTTATAAATGGAAATATTTGTATACCATTTCACCTGAAGCTAAGCTAAAATTTGTGACTACAGATTATATTCCCGTACAAAAAGTGGGTTCTATAGATGATGGTTCTAATCAATTTGATGTTGAAGATGTATCAATAGATGGTTCTATTGATATTATTAATAAGACCGCAAATGGTACTTCATTTTTATTTGATGAAGGAATTTTGGCGAGTGTACAAAATACTTCAGTTATAACTCTCGCAGCTTCTGCAAATACTACTGATGGCATTTATGTAAATTCAACAGTTTATATAACAAACAATGCTTCCCGAGGAGAACAATCTGTAATTAGTGCATATGATGGAGCACAAAGACGGGCGACTTTAGTAAATGCTTTTTCAGTATTAGCGAATACATCTAGTGGATATCAACTTGCTCCAACGGCTAATGTTAATGGAGATGGTTCGGGCGCAAAGGCTAGATGTGTTGGAAATTCTAGTACACAAGTAACTAAAATTGAAATAACTAAAGTGGGAAGTAATTATACAACAGCAAATGTTACAGTTTATGGAAATTCTAGTCATGGTTCTGGTACAACGGGAACTGTTATTATAGGACCTCCCGGAGGTCATGGATCTAACGCTCCTATAGAATTGGGTGGTCATTATGTTATAGTAAGCGCCAGATTAAGTGGAAATGAAGATAGTAAATTTACCACAAGTTGTGATTATAGAAAAGTGGGTTTATTACGTGATCCTAAACAATATTCTAACTCAGAAGCGTTTTTCACGGGATCACAAGCAGATCAAGCTTTTACATTATCATTAACAGGAGTAACAGGAACTTTTGGATTTCCGCCAGCAACGGCAAATGATGAAGTTATATATCAAGGAGGAACTTTAGGTACCTCTACAGCAAATGGCACTTTTGTTGATTTTAGAGATGGTACCTCAATTAGGATAACGGATGTTTTAGGAACTTTTGTTGCAAATAGTACAGTTAATACAATTACAGGAAATACTTCCGGCGCTACAGCAACAGTTAGTACAATTACATCACCAGATATGAAACGATATTCTGGTGAAATTCTTTATGTAGAGAATAGGACAGCAATTACACGGTCAGAAGATCAATTAGAAGACATAAAACTTGTACTAGAATTTTAATATTGCTGATAATTTAGGGAAAACAAAATGGCTTTAACGACAGATTTTAATGTAACTCCATATT